AGTGTCGTAACGATTCCAGGACATAATTTATTAGTTGATGATTATATTGAATTTGCTCCATACAGTTTAACATTTACTTGTGCTTCTGATGGTAATGCAACAGAACATTCATACCCAAGAAAAGGTGACGGCAACTATAATACTCCAATGAGAATTACAACTGTTGCTGGTGATGATATTACAGTAAATGTTGGAGTTGGTGCTGGTGGTGCTCATACATTTGTATCTGCAGCAAATCATGCTGTTGCTAAAGTAACATATAATTCAGACGGACAAAGAGCTGCAGAGCAATTACAAATCAATAGGAACATGATTCAAGACGAAATCATGGCTTATTTAGATGATAATTATTTTGTATTTGATGGAGCAAAATGTTCAAGAGATACAGGTTTAATTCTTGATGCAATACGAAGAGATGTTGCAACAGGTTCAAATTATAACGCAGTGTTTGCAGGTCTTTCATATCAACTTGGTTCAGGAAGTATTAATCTAGTTGTTTCAGATCAATTACCACAAACTACTGGTTCGATTAATTTCTTAAAATCAGAAATTGCAAATGAATTAACAGGAAATTCTTTAACAAGAGCAAATGCAGCATTCGATGAAATAATTGATATTCTAAATAACGGTACTGGTAATGCTGATGTTCTTACATTTGGAACAAACACTGTAAGCGCAAATCATACAACCGCAAGAACTGCATTACAATTAAACAAAGCATTCCTAGCAGCTGAAGTTACAGCATATATTGCTCAAACTTGGCCAAATCTTGTATATGATGTTGCTAAGTGTGAAAGAGATACAGGATTCTTGATCGACGCAGTTTCTTGGGATATCCAACATGGTTCAAACGCAGCTTCTGTAAACTTCGCTAGAATGTATTATGATAATGCAATTTCTGTATTACCAGGTGATCAAATTTTACCAACTGCTAAAACATGGGCACACATTGCAGAAGTATGTTATCAAATTGTTAGAGACCAAGCAGTTTCAGTAACAAGCGGTAATGCTGCAACACAAGATGTTTCACAAACAGATGCAGGTATTGCAGTTGCTAATAAAGTTAAAGAATTAGTAGAAATTACAACTAACGTTATTAGAGACAATACACTTACTTGGTTACCAGAATATGTAGAACCAATTATTGAAACTGGTTATGCTGATGCAGTTAATAAGATTGATGGACAAACAGAGGTTCTTCAAGATGACGTTATCGGTTATGTAAGAAGAGAATGGAAAGGTTTACCATACGATAAAGCGACATGTAGAAGAGATGTTGGTCTTATTATTGACGCCGTTTCTAAAGATATTATCTATGGTGGTAATGCTAATACTATCGAAGCAGCAAAATACTACTTTAGATTAGACAATGAAATTTCTGCTGATTTAGAACAACTCAGATCAATTAACGTTCTTCCAATTGAAGTTTCAGGACAATTTAGAGATACTGCTGAAACATACAAGACAGCAAACGTTTCAGGTTTACGTACTTTAATTAATATTCTTCCTGAAGAGCAACGCATACCTACAAAACTTGCATTCCAAAGATTAGCTGATGTTGCAAGCGATGTTGTACAAGAAATTTCAATTACTCCTTCAGCAAATAATGTTCCAACACAAGATACTTCTGGAACACCGGCTGACGCGGCAACAGGTACTGCGGTACATGATCTTATAGAAATTATTGCTAATGTAGTAGATGACGCATCTGATGAAAACTTAACTACAACACAAGTTGATCCTACAGTTGATTCAAATAGAACACAAGCACGTAAGCAAATTCAATTAAACAAAGACTTTATTGCTGCCGATACGATTGCATACTTAAGAGACAAATACTTTACTTTCGATGGAGATAAGTGTAAGCGTGATATCGAAACAATTGTTAAAGCAGTTGCAAGAGACGTATTAGCAGATTCAAACTTCAATTCAGTCTTTAATGGATTAGCATATCGTTCAGGTACTGCTGGAACAAATCTAGTTGTGAATGAACAACTTACAGAAACAATTAAAGGTGTTGAATACGCTAGAGACATCGCGGTAAGATCGATTACTGATGATGGTGCAAGAGAAAGAGCACAAGCAGCATTTAATGAAATTATTGATATTATGGGTAATAATACTCCTGATACAATATCATTTGGAGCTGCTTCACAAGCTGGTGCTAATGGCATCAACGCAAGAGAACAATTACAAAATAACAAAGCATTCATGCAAGCTGAAATGACTGCTTGGATTGCACAAAACTATGGTTCACTAGTTTATGATTCAGCTAAGTGTGAAAGAGATCTTGGATATATTATTGATTCAGTAACTTGGGATGCAATGCACGGTGGTAATGTAGCTTCAAGATGGAATGCTAATATCTACTTCGAAAACGCAGTAGCAATATTACCTGAAGATCAAAGAGCTCCAACCGCTGCAGCATTTGCTCATATCGCAACGGTTGCTGAATTAGTTGTTCAAGATTCTGCAGTAACAAAAACTACTGGTAATGCTGAAAATCAATCATTCGCATCTGGTAATGCAGGTGCTGCAATGGCATTAAAAGTTAGACAAATGTTTGAATTAGTTTCTGATGCCATAGATAATGATGGTATTGATAGTTTACCAGCTGAAGAACTTCCAAATCTTGCAGGTTATCAAGCAGAATATCAAACAGCTTATGCTCAACTCGTTACTTCAATATCAGGTATTCAAGATGGAATTCTTACTTATCTTGCAAGATTCTTTGAAATTCTTCCTTATGATGAAGATAAATGTAGAAGAGATATTGGATATGTTCTTGATGCAGTATCACATGATATTCAATACGGTGGTAATGCAGCAACATTAAATGCCGCTTATATGTATTTTGATAATGCAGTAAGTACACTACCAGTATTCCAGAGAGAAGCAAGTAAGAAAGCATTTACTCATGTATCAAATCTTGTTGAGCAATGTGTAAGAAGACTTGATGTAGATCAAACAGATTGGGTTAAGCGTAAGTTTGGTGTAAGTACAGCAACTTATAGTCCAACCACTGGAGAAACTGTTATTACAACAACTTCACCTCATTATATGAGTGTTGGCGATCATATTATTATCGCAGAAGAAGGTATAACATTCGAGTGTGGTTCACCTGCTGTTCAAATTTCTCATCCAAGAAGAACCGATCCTGCATTTAAGAAACCTCTTGAAATTACAGCAGTAACTTCAAATACATTTACTGTAAATACTGGATATGCAAAACAATACACAGGTGCACATACTTTTGTAAGTGCAATACCTAATGCAATATTACAAATTGATGGTAATATAGAAAAACAAGATCAGACACAAATTGCTGGTAGCCCAGAAATCGCAATAAGAGCTCAAAACCTAGTTAAGATTGTTGCCAATGTCGTAGATAAAGGATCTTACGTTTCATTCCCAGATCGCGTAGATCCTGTACAAACATGGCAAAGAACTCCATACGTAGCATCTAAAGAATTGATTGAAGATGAAAGCGTTAACCTAGCCGCTTCGATCTTAAATTATATTTCTAATGTTCATAACGGATTGAGTTTCCCTGAACAAAGGTGTAGAAGAGACATTGGATACTTAATCGATGCTATCTCTCATGATATTCAATATGACGGAAACTATGCAACACGTATCGCAGCTCAAATTTACTTCGATTGGGGTGTGAGCGTATTACCTGCAGATACAAGAACTCAAACTGCTGATGTATACAACTACTTAGGAACAGTTCTTGATGCGGTTGTTCAAGAAGATGGAAGTATTGCAAATACAACATATACTGATACACCATTTGATACAACAGGTACACCAGCAACTGCGGTTGAAGGTGCAAGAGTTTCTGACTTAATCGGAATTGTAGAAGATGTTATCAGAGCAAATTCACTTGATTCAATGCCTGGTTTAGTACAACCTACAACAGCTTGGGTTGCTTCAGACGTTATAGGTGCAGCTCAACAGATTGATGATAATCTTGAAATTCTTGCTAACGATATGATTGAATATATCAATACAGAATTTGATGTTCTTGATTATAACAGAGATAAGTGTAGAAGAGACGTAGGTTACTTACTTGACGCATTCTCTTATGACTTGAACTATGGCGGTAATATCGCATCAAGATGGAATGCAGATTTCTACTTCTGGAATAATCA